ATTGCCGGACCGGGTGACCGGCATTGCCGATGTCGCCCCGATGTTCCCCAACGGCCGGTACTACCCGCACACCGGACTGGAGCTGCTGAACCGGTTCGCCGGCTACGCCGAACTGTTCCGCCGGCAGATCTGGGTGCACGTGCTCGTGCGCAAGCTCGCCTACGGCACAGCCCGCCTGCCCTTCGAGGTCCGCCGGTACACCGCGACCGGTACCGAGCAGGTCGACGACACCCATCCGTTGGCGCGGTTGCTGAACCGACCCAATGATCAGCTCGACGCGTTTCGGTTGTGGCTGTGGACGGCGGCGACCAAGGAGATCTACGGCGAGGCGTACTGGCTGCTGTTGCGCGACGACAAGGGCCGGGTCGCCGAGATCCAACCAATGCACCCGGCCAACGTGATCGTGGAGCGCGGCGAGACCGGCGAGCTGACCTACTTCTATGCCGCCGGGGTTCGCGACGTGACCCTGCTGCCGCCGATCCCGGCCGCCGACGTGGTCCCGATCGTCGAGTACAACCCCGAGACCCTCGCCCGCGGCCTGTCCACCCTGGAGCCGTTGCGGGACACCCTCTACAACGAGGACGCTGCCCGCCGCGCTACCGCCTCCTGGTGGCGACGGGGCGCCCGCCCCTCCATCGCGCTGACCCATCCCGGCACGCTCTCCGAGCCCGCGCAGCAGCGGCTGCGGGCGACCTGGGACGCGCAGCACGCCGGCGCCGATCTCATGGGCGGGACTGCGATCCTTGAGGAGGGCATGAAACCCGAGGTGCTCCAGTTGAGCGCCGAGGAGATGCAGTACATCGAGTCCCGCAAGCTCAACCGCGAAGAAGTCTGCGCCGCCTACGACGTGCCCCCGCCTGTGGTACACATCCTCGACCGCGCAACCTACTCCAACGTCACCGAGCAGATGCGGTCGATGTACCGCGACACGATGGCGCCCCGGCTCGGGATGTACGAGTCCGCCGTGGCGCACCACCTGGTGCCGAACTTCGACCACAGTGGACGCACCTACGTCCGGTTCAACTTGGACGAGGTGCTGCGCGGTGACTTCGAGAGCCGCGCGACCTCAGCGCGGGAGCTGATCAGTACCGGGGTGATGAAGCCGGCCGAAGCCCGCCCCATGTTCGGGCTCAACCCCGCCGGCCCGCACGCCGAGCAGCTCTACGCCAACGCGGCGCTCGTCCCGCTCGGCAGCTCCCCGAAGCAACAGCCGGTCGACACGACCGGCGAACTCCTGCCGCAGCCCCTGCCCCCGGCCGCCGAGGACGACGCGGCGCGGCCGGAGCTGCCCGCCGGGGCCGAAGGCCGCCCGGCTGCGTAGCCGCGCGCCCGCCTCCGTCTCGTTCCGTTCCCCTACCTGTCAAGGGATACCCGCATGCCTGATGTTGTCGTCAAAGAGGTTGTCGCCACAGTGACGGCGGCACCGGACGAGCCCGAAAGTCCACACGGGACATTTGAAGTCATCCTGTCCGCACCGGTCCAGGATCGCGACGGCGAAACGCTCCAGCCTGACGAGTGGGAACCATTGCCGGAGCACATCACCTTCGACATCGACCACGGCATGTCCGTCGCGTCCACGGTCGGCAGCGGACGGCCCGAGCTGGACGACCAGGGCAACCTGCGCGTGCGGGGCGCCTACGCGTCGACCGAGCTGGCGCAGACCACCCGCGCGCTCGTCGGCGAGGGCCACATCCGCACCACCAGCGTGGCGTTCCTGCGCAAGCAGAACGAGAAGGACGGCAAGCCGCGCCGCGAGTTGCTGAACGGGGCTTTTGTTGCCGTGCCAGCAAACCCCGCCGCGCTCGTGCTGGATTCCAAGAACGCCAAGGACTCTGCGCCCCGGTCCCGCGCGGATGCCCGCAAGGTCCAAGCCATCCATGACCACGCCTACGCGCTCGGCGCGAGCTGCATGCCGCCCGCCGGCAAGGACATCACGCCGTTGCGCGAGCAGCTCGCCGACATCGACACCACCGCCCTGCCCGAGTCCGTGCGCACCGTCCTGGCCGCGCTTGGCCTCGTTGACATAGACAACCCGCAACCCCAGCCCGCCGAGCAGGACACCGACCGCGCTTACGCGGTGCGCGCCCGCCGGCTCCAGGCCATTTCCGCACTCCACGAAATCGAGAGGTGACCACCTACGCCCACTCTGGTCGAAGCACGCGAGAAGGTCCGCGAACTCGCGTCCAAGATGCTCGCTGTCGTGGAGGACGACAAGCTCTCCGACGCGGAGAAGATGACCCGCCTCGACGAGTACGAGCCCGATCTCAAATCGGCGCAAGAGGACGTCGCCGCCAAGGAAGCCGTCGAGAAGCGCAAGGCCGAGATCTTCGGCGCGGCCGGCCGCCCCTCCGGGGACAACGCGGGCGGCGAGTCCGACCGCGACACTCGCGGCGGATACGCCACGCTCGGCGAGCAGTTCATCAAGTCCAACGGCTACTGCGCACTGATCGAGCGCGGCCTCAAGGGCGGCTCCTGGTCCTCTGGGGACATTGAGCTCAAGGCCGACCTGTCCGAGGGCACCCCGGGCGCGCCCGGCCCCGGCTTCGACCTGGTGACCACCCCGCCGCAGATCGTCCCGGGCATTGTGGACATCCGGTTCCGGCCCCTGCTGATCGAGGACCTGTTCCCCGGCGGCGCGTCCACCTCCCCGTTGATCCGGTACCTGGTCGAGACCGCTGTCACCAACGCAGCCGCCGCGGTGGCCGAGGGCGCGCTCAAGCCCGAATCGGCCATGTCCTTCGACACGGTGGACGAGACGCTGCACAAGATCGCCACGTTCCTCCCGGTGACCGATGAGATGTTGGAGGACTGGTCCCAGATCCAGTCCTATTTGAACGCACGGCTGCCGCTGTTCATCCGCCAGGCCAGCGAGGCGCAGATCCTCTCCGGGGACGGCAACGGCGCCAACATGGTCGGGCTGCTCAACCGCCCCGGCCTCGCGGCCACGATCACCAAAGGCACCGCGCCGTCCGAGGCAGCCGACAACTCCATGGACGCCATCTACCGGCAGCTCACCGCCATCCGCTGGACCGCGTTCCTGGAGCCCGACGCCATCGTCATCGGACCGTTGGCGTGGCAGGGAATCATGCTCGCCAAGAACGCCCAGGGCAACTACTACGCCAACGGCCCGTTCGTCACCTCCCAGCCCGAAACCCTGTGGGGCAAGCGGGTCGTCGTCACCCCCGCCATCGGCGACGGGCAGGCCCTCGTCGGCGCGTTCACCTCCGCCGCCCAGTTGTTCAACCGGGGCGGCATCGTCGTCGAAGCCTCCAATTCACACGCGGACTTCTTCCAGCGCAACAAAACCGCCATCCGCGCCGAGCGCCGCATGGCCCTGGCTGTCTACCGGCCCGGCGCCTTCGGCCGCGTCGCCGGCCTGTAAAGCAGGCAGGTGTAGCTCACCCGGAGCGTGCCGCCGGGCCAGAGTCCGGCTCGGGCTTGTTCACGCTGCGCAGCCGGCGCGGATTCCGGGCCTGCACATTAGTCGGATCGGCCCGGCCGCGACGGATCATGTGACGGCGCTTTACGACAAACATGTCCGAGTTGGCTGTCCGCACTATCCACAGCTCGGCCAGATCCGAGAGCTTGACAATCATCAGCGTTGCGACGAAGGCCCAGGGTGTTTGACCCGCGAGCTGTGTCAGCAACGACTGCCAATAGGACGACACACACGCACCTGTCCGGTAACCGGCTCCAGGCTTGTCGATCACCTATCAGGTCTTGCGGGTGTCGATAGGTCGTTGTCTGTCAAGGATTCGTTGACACGCCTGGAGAGGCAACGCCGTGTCAACGATGAGCGCGTTTCGGGTTCGTGAAGGACGGTCCGCTCAACTTGGGTGTGACTCTTCTCAACTGGAGTGGTGCGCCCACGGCTCCCGCATTTGGCGATAACAGGAGCCTCGATGTGCACCGCGCCGCAGCCTAACACCAGGGACGATCGGCGCCTGCTGGGCGGTCAGCTATGCGAAGTCACCCGAGTACTGAGAGGAATCGATCATGGCTCGACGCGTCCGCCGCGTAACCAGTACCGGAGTCACAGCAACACCGCCGGCCCCGGTCACTACTCAGGCCGCCATCGGCGCGCCCGAGTCGACCGGCGCCGAACCGTTCCCCGACGAGCCGGTCACCACCCGAGTGTCCTATGTGGACGGACCGATCACGGTGCACAGCCCGACCCCCGGCCCGGTCACGATGACGGTCGGGTGGCTGGCCGACGCCGAGGCGAAGGTGATCGAGCCCGCCGAGCAGCCCGGCCCGGCGCCGGCCCGCACGCAGGCGCACGCCAAGACGAGCCGAACCCGTGGCCGCGCTCGCGACGAGTGAGGATCTCGCCGCCTACCTCGGCCACCCGCCGAACAACCCCGCCCAAGCCGGCTTCATGCTCGACGCGGCCTCGGCCTTCGTCCGGGGCTACTGCCGCTGGTCCATCACCAGCGAACCCGACGCGGTGTGGACGCTGGACGCGGTCGGTGGGCGGCTGCTCGCGGTGCCGACCCTGCATCTGGTGTCGGTGGCCTCCGTGCTCGTGCGTGGGGTCGAGCGGGTCGGCGAGGTCGAAGCCAGCGCGGCCGGGCTGCTCTACCTCCAGGCCGGCTGGCCCACCGGCTACAACGCCGTGGTGGTGCGCGCGGAGCACGGCTACGAGCAAACCCCGCGTGACGTGCTCGCCGTGGTTTGCGCCCTGGCCTCGCGGATGCTGTCCACTCCGGGTGCCGGCCCGATCACCAGCTACCGCATCGGCGGAGTACAGATCAACTACGGCCCCAGCGGCGCCGAAACAGTCGGGCTCACCCAGACCGAGCAGACCGCCCTGACCCGCTACCGCCTCGTCGGGATCGCCCCGGCCCGCTAACGCAACCACGACAACACCTCCGGCACCCGCCACGCCGCGACCAATACGACCACCCACCGCAGCCACCGGATCAGAATCCGCGCACCCGGATCGAGCGCGACCATGGTCAGGCTGAACCGAACCGCCCGCGGCGGCTTCGGCCGGCTGACCTCTTGACTGTTTATTTTCCGCACCAGCCGACCGCCGAGAATTCGAGGCGCTTGTTCACCCGTACCGGTCATTAGTGTGGGCGATGGCAGTAATTGGGAACACACCCCGATCGAGAGTTGTGGATGCGCGTTCGGGCTGTGGACAGCTCACCAGTACGGCGCCACAGGGAACGCGTTCCTGTCAGACCGTTCCGCTATCGTTCCGCGCCCGCGCGCCATCCT